CCTAAAACATGAAAGTGCGTTTTGTCTTCACCTACGTAAAGCCCTACGTGTCCGCCACCATTCCTTTTGAAAGTTAAAACATCGCCTAACATTGGCTCAGTTACTGCCGTCCCCCAATTTGCCCACGATAACGCCCAAAGAGGTTTTGAGGCTATTTCAATGTTTGCAGCATAACAACAATAAGCAATAAACAAACCGCACCAAGGTATTTCATCTGCGTTATAAATACTTGATATTTTTAATTCACGTGCCCAGCTTAATATGATTGGATTGTGTTCTTTTCCAACGACCTCTTTTACTCCAATACGTTTAACCGCTTGAACTAAAACACGAGGTGCTGTTTCAGAATTTAACCAATCGTAACTCATGCTCTACGCTTTTTAATAGCTTTGGTTATTTCGTCTTTTGGTAAGATAGCAAAACACGTATTATCAGAAATCTCATTTGTAACACTTGATTGTCTTTCTTGACCATAACAATCATATAACCGAGATTTTAAATCTTGTACTTCTGTATGCGTATAAAATAACCACATGGCAAGAACTCCAGTTGCTCCGTGTTTCTTTATGTTTTCAATAAACTTTTCTATCGGTATCATTTTAATTAATTTTCAATTGTTGGAAATGTAGGTGTAGGCTTAGGCTCAAACGGACTCAAAGGAATATCTAATAAATAAGCGTATTGAGTTGGAGCAATATCTACTTCATCTGATTCACTTAAAAATAAAAAATATACATCATTAATATCTTGAACAAATCCAAGAAATGTATCAGCATCAAAGAACACTCCTTGTAGTTCTTCCGCTTGTTGATTTGTTACTATTCTACCTTTCATTAGACTTGTCTTGATAAAGTTGTTTGATATGCTTGAACCGCTGTATATAAGTTATCACATTCTGTTTGTGTAAAACCATCTGATAAATAACCAAAAGCTATTTGTCTACTACTATTCTGAATAGTTGAATTACTTAAATCTGTTGACCTTGCACCAAATAAAAAAAATAAATTTGGCTTAGCAGTTGATGCAACTGATGACGTTGCGTGAGTTGTATTTCTAACTAATCTTACGGCATTTGATGCTGTTCTACTTGCTTGATAAAATCCACTTGAATCTGTAACTGCAATTGACGTGTTGGTTGTTGTATTAACTTGACCATAGAAAACATTGTCAGTCCATCTCTCAATAATAAAACAAGAATTTTGTCCTCCTGCTCCTGCTCCTGCTCCTGCAGTTGCACTACCTGAGCTGTTGGTTCTTGAATATACACCAAAAGCCATACTATTCAATGACATAACACTATTAATATTTATTCCAGTGTTTGCATATGTAGCTCCATTAGGAGTCATTCCTGTGCTTGAATGTGTCCACCCAGTTTGAAAACTTAAATTATAAGTTCCTGGAGTCTTAAGATTAACCGCATGACTTGAAGCTGTGCCCCCACAAATTGGATAGATAGCATTGAATTTTGTCCATATTGAATAACCTTTCAAGTCAACTACCAAAGTATTAATAGCCGCTTGTTGTGTAGGGTCTGTTATTGCAGCCGCTGTTATGAATGCTTGAGCATCAGGATCTGAAACTGTTGGAGCAAATAAATATGGATTAATTATCATACTCTTGTGCCTATTATTGTAACTTTCAGACCTTTTGCAGTTCCGTCTCCTATTTGGTCAATATCAACTGTAATTTCAGCATCATCTGCTAATGAAGTGTCGCTAATAACTGGAGGTGTTGCAGCTGTTGTTGAAGTCTTTTCTGTATTGTCAATAGTCAATTTTGTGCTTAAAATTGTATTACCACCCTCATTAATATCAACAGTAAAAATGTTACCACTTGATTGTGCTGTTGTCAACGAAGCTCTCACCGCAGTTACGGTCATAGCACATGGAGTTCTAAAAGTAACCTTACCAGCTCCAGCTGTTAAGGCAGTTGTTTCATCTGAACAAGCTACTTGAATCTCAATAGGAAATGACCGCCATGACAAAGTTCCCGAAGCATTTGTTTGTAATACTTGACCGCTTGTCCCATCCGCTGTTGGTAGTGTGTATGTTGTACTCGCTGCTAAATTATCAGCTGCTTTTAATCCAACGTAGTTAGTTCCGTTATCACTATCCTCTCTAAATCTTAGCTCAGTTGCCTGTGTTGAATTACCTCCAACTAATACCGATCCACTACCATTTGGCAATAATTCAATGTTGCCATTTGCTCCATCATAAATTCTGATTGAGCCTTGACTTGCATCTCCTTCATGAGTTCTTAAAATTAAATCACCAGTCCCTCTTGTAACTATTGTAGCATCAGCATTATTATCACCTACTCTAACAGAGTCAGTATTTAGATGAACATCTCCAGTCCCATCTGGTGCTATTGTTATATTTCCATTTCCTGTGCTGGTAATATTAAATCCATTGACATCTAAATTACCTCCAAGCTGTGGAGATGTATCAAGAGATACTTCTATTAAATCAGCAACAGCTACTTTCTTTGAAACATAACCGCCTCCAGAGGATTCTGCTATCTCAACAAGATCTGTTGATGCAGCTTTTCCTGTCTTACTTGTTAATTGTGAAATTTTAATTGCCATCTTCTATTATTCTTTCTTGATTATCTTCTGTTATTCTTTGTTGATTATCTTCTGTTACTCTTTTTAACACAACAGCAACGGTCTTTTGAATTGCTTTTTTAGCACTTGACCAAATTGCAGTGAAATAATAACCGTACATGATTATAAAATTAAAGCAACTGATCCACTTGTCAATTGAATACCACTAAATTTTTTTCCATCTTTTGGTCTTATCAATGCTCCAGCCTTAACAGCTATTGCTGGATTTGTAATCAATTGACTTTTGATATCACTTCCAGCCAACTTAATTGAGCTGAATATTGTATCCTCCAGAATAAAGATACCATCAAAATTTAATGTTTGCTCTGCTGTTGTGTTAACAATTAATGTCCCTTGCTGAGCTGTCAAAACGCTATTAGATACTGCCATGCTTTAAATTTCAATTAGTCTTCTCTGACCATCCTCTGTGACCCTATCCTCTGAAGATTCAACTGCTCTGAAATACTCAGAATAAGGATCATAAGGAGGCGATATGGTTGTTGTTTTAATACCCTCTCCCTCTATTATGCGAATTAGTTCGACAGTTGTACTGGTATTCTTTCCACTTTGATAATCAACTACTTTCTGCAAACGGTAAACAACACCATCAATACTGATTAATTTTCTAAAATCAAGAGAATTAATATCTGATGGTTTCAACATCATTGAGCAAGTTATTTGTTTGCCAAATCTTGATATTAATTCTTTTATGAATTTCTCATGATAATGATATAGATTGTTGCTTGTGTAATTTGTAGTTGACCAAAACACATAATTAGGGACACCAAAATTAAAATCAAATGTTGGAGCTTCAACACTATCTAAATGACCAACATAAGGCTGAAAATATGATAAATGTGAAACATCATTTTCATCTCTATGAAACCAAACAGCAATGAATGGACTCCCTAATTGGACAATGAATGGCTTCCCTTTCTTTTTTTCAATTGTCCCATTTCCCTCATCATCAAATTTCACCTGAAATGATCTTGGCATTATCAACATAGTGAAATTCCCCTGATTGTCCTTTGGTATTTTTACCAATAATTTTTGGCTGAATGGCAGCTTAAATTCTGTGTCGTTATTTGCAAATTGACTTTGACTTTGAATTAACAATGATCCATATTGCTGCTTAATATCCTCAAAGTATCTTTGATTCCAATAGTCATCTTCCTGTTCAAAATTAAACTTGTAATTCTTTGAACTAAAATTAATGGTTGGCTCAATGACTATCTCTTTGCTCCTATCTAATTTATCTGACCAATCAATAGCGTCACCACTTGAAAAATAAAAACTTGACAATGGCTCAATCTCTAAAACTGATGGATCATCCACTGAAGGCTTTACATATAAATTAAATGCTGTTATTAATCCTTTAAAGAATTGCTCACAAGTCATATCTGGAAGGAACGCATCAAGATATACTGTGCCACCAGCTGATAAAGCCTGTGGTTGTTTTAATAAATTAAGATCAGCAGTATCTGACAAAATACTAACCTCAAGATTAGCATTGGTTAAGTTAGCTCTTGAGATTGTGCAATATGGTATCTGAAATCTTATATCAAATCTAATGTCATCATTATAACCAATGTTTAACATTCTTGAATAATCAAATGAGAATGTTACTGCTGTTGTGGTTGATGTTATTGCTCCACTATACAATAAATCATTACTTATTAAACTATTGCCTTTGTAAGTGTATAACAATACTTGATATTCACCATTGATTGTAAATGCACCATTACCATTTCCTGTTATTGTAATGGTTAAATCATGATCTCCAGAATAATCAATTTTATACAACCCCTCAGATGCACAGACAAATCTGAATTGACCAAAATCTTGCACTTGATCAAGATTATCTTGATTAATAGTACAACCATAATGAGCCAATATCTCATAATCTGTGATGCTAACATATCCTTTTATTGGAGCAAAAAATGGAGTACCTCCAAATCCATTACTCAAAAATTTACCAGTTGATGTGTAGGCATTACTTTGAGTTGTGAATACACTCTCATTATCAGCTTGCTCTTCAGTAATTGTTGGCAAATCTCCACCAGGATAAGCCATTAATAATTTTTTAAATAATTGTGTCTCAAGAAAGTTACTGCTCCATGTAATCCCACAATAATCAAATGCTTTTTTTAAAATGTTATAACAGAACACTTGAGGAGGAATATGCTCAACACCAAAGGTCTCAGGAGTTGGACGCGTGAACCCGTAATCAATCAAGCCGTAGTAATACCCCAACCCCAGCCACCCTTGGGAATCAACACTATTTGAAGGTGATCCATTTAATTGAATAATCCCAGCCCATGAATTTGTTTGATTTTCCCTTATCAATGAATGGTTATATTCTGACCATCCAAGCTCATTGACTTTTATTTTGGAAAGCCTTGAAATGTAATCAATTGTGTCGCTAATTAAAGTGATGTCAAATGACCATACTCCATCCATTAATTTACAATTCATCAACTGAGCAATACCATTGAACTCAAGTAAACCATTTTGATAGTATTGTGCTTGAGCCTTAATGCTTGGATCAAAATCAACAAAATCAGAGTCTCTGTTTAAAACATTTTCAGTTGCAGATAACGTGAACACACTCAACATCAAGTCAGTGTTGTTCTTTGTACCAGGCAAAGTGATAGTCTTTGAATTGTTGCCCTTTCGAGCTGTCAAATTCTTAATATCACTTATGTTGAATGTCAATGGGAATGGAGCATCTTGGTTGATGTCAACTAACCTCCCATTTATAAATAATTCACCAGCCATTAGTTAATCTGTGATCTGTAAGTAAATGTTCTTTCTATGTTTACTGTCTCTTGAATCAAGCCATCTTTCCTCCTACTCTTAAGAGTATAGGATGAATTGGTTACTTTGACTGGCTCAAATTTAAACTCGTAATTTATATAACAATCAGATGTTGTTAGGTTATCAACTTCATTACCACCAACATATTCCCATTGGTCTGTTTTTGGGCAATCATCAACTGATGACCAACGATATATGACATTATCTCCAAAAAATGGATTAGTTTCAATATTTGAACTTCCATTTAAATACCAAAAAGGCTCTTCAAGTACCATATTTACAGAAGTAACTATCTCTCCACCCTCTTCAATATATAATTCATACAAATCATCCCCAGTTTTTGGCACGTTATATTCATAGTCAACACCATTATAACTGAATGTAACTTTCACACATTCACAATCTGATTCAATGACTTCAGGTAATTCAAGATAAACAAGTGGCGAATCATACAAAGATTTCACAAGCCATTGCTGAACATCTTGATTAATCCAGTCAGAATTCAATACCAATGTCTCACTCTTTGTCTTTGCGAAGTCAAGTTTCTGACCTCTATTTATTCCGTATTCATAATTAAAGGTCTCACTGTTCCAATTACCAGGATCTCTCTGATATCCAAAGCTCTGAACATTTGTAGATTCTGTTGATACTAAGCTAAATGTAAATGAATCAAAACTTCCATATTTATTTAACCAATGCAATCTGTGAGTTGTGTATCTCTTGCAATCCAAATCCATATAAACGTATATCTCTTCAGACTGTCTATCAAGCTCACCCTCGTCAACAGTTACTTCAACTTTTATTCTGTAAAAATAACAAAGATCAAATTGCTCATTGGTTATAATTCCAGCATTAATCAAAGCTTGTGGCCCAACATTTACAATGTTCATATCCACATCTTCTAATGGAATGTTATCTATTTCAAGCTCATTAAAATTGATATCATAAAGAATAACTCTCAATTCGTAGTAATCAGCACTAACATTTGTTAAGTACCCTAAGTATAGATTTTCATTTCTTGCACAAAAAATCTTTTTTGCCCTTGGATAATCAGTTAAAAATAAAGTGTCAATGTTTGGAAATGTAAATGAATAATTAGCATAATCAAAATTCAACCATCTCTTGTATTCAAATGCTCCATTGAATGCTTTTAAACCACTTGATGTATCGCTTCCATTTAAGTCAACAACTGGAGGGGTGCCATATTTGTCATAAACAATTATTGAATATGTTGGTAAATCTATGTTGTTTTCAAAATCATCAGTCAAGGCTGGAGTCATTAAATAACTTTGAACAGCCTCAGATACATCAATTCTACCGAAATTTAAAAACTGAGGAAATACTTGCTGAGTCAATCTCAATTGACCATAGATATACAATTCAACAATGAATGAGAAATTTGGCTCATCAGTCTGATCACTGCTGAATATGAATACCAATGGATTTCCAGCTGGCATTAAAATACTCGGCTCATTGGTTATGTTTACTGCCATGTTTGTGTATTTTTATCAAATGTTATCTCAAACATCAATCCAGTTATTTCTGCTAAGTCAAGAGCAATCTTATTCAAGACATCATCATTAATTACATTCTCTGTTATTCTCTTAGGCTTGAGACCTCTTTGCTTGATATTGTAACTCACAGCGTATGCATGACTCATGTCTAATCCTTTCCACTCACTAATAGCTGTTGCCATGTTGTGACTGACTCCAGGATATCTGAATGAGAATTGACTCCCATAATTATTTGTGCCAACAGCATTGACTCCTTCATCCACAAATGGATAGTAATTCTCAGCCTCTAATCTAAATGATAGCTGTCCTGTTGGAACTGGAATGATTGAAGCAGCCAATGATCCAGTATTCTGAGCCACTTTCTTTGTGTAATCTCTAAACTCACTGGAAAGCTTATTTGATAGCTCAATTATAAACCTATCATAAGTATTCTGTGGCTGCTCTGCATCTTGAGCAGATACACCAAAGTCCTCAAGAAAATCAAAGTCTGCCATTATTTAATATGCGTTTATGTTCGTTCTCATCCACTATCCTAAAATAGTTCATCCAGAATAATGTGGTCACATAAGGTTGTTGTGTAATTTTTTCCACACTGACTCCCATTTCTTTGGATAGTCTATGGATGATAGTTGTCCAATTAAACCACTCTGAATCTTTAAGTCCTGCTCCATCACCATCATCTCCATCCTCTGTCTCGCCATCTGAATTCCTAATATAGCGAGCCTCCGCTTCTCGGATAAGTCTAAAAAAAAACTGAAAAAGTTCATAAACTCATCACCAGGGAAATGCTCCTTGAATTCCTTATACCTATGATCATTAGGATTCAAGACTCTTCCTCTGCTATCCTCTTGGCAATACTCCATACCTTTCTCAACATACATGATTGCCAATGCTTGACATGGATCTTGTGAGATATCCTCAATCAATTTTAAGTCAATGATCTGACCAGTTGAAACATGAGCAAAATTCTTTTCAAGATAATACTCCTTGCCATTGATTGTAATATCTGACTTTGGCTCTTGATATTTATAACTGATCAACAATTGCAGTAAATGATTGGATGCCACTTGGATTGACTGAATGTCTGCATTCTTTATCTTGTTGATTGACTCACCACTGAATAGACTGAGCAATTGACATTGGAATATCAAGAGCTGAGTGATATCATCCTTTTGATCTTTCATTGCCTCAGCCATCATAAGCCAGCGAGTCATCTGCTCTGGTGTGCAATCAGATATGGTTGTCGGTAATTTTATGTCAAGCTGTTTCATACTCTTAAAGCCATGTATCTTCCTCGGTTGGTGAATTCCTTTCTGCTGTGCCAGGCTAATGCTGTGGATATCACACCATCATCATGTAATCCTGATGGAGCTGAATAACTCACTGACCTTGTATTGGGATTGTAAATATAGGAAAAATTATCCAACTCATCTATCAACCATTGCTCATTGATAATTGATATTGCAGATTGCTCAAATGCAACAGCCAGATCCTCAATGATGATTGGCTTGGTCTTGGAGCTTGTCACAAATGGATGGATCAGATTCTTGCACCTTGACTGGAGCATCTCAAAGAATACATCACCTTGATTATTGACCTCGACCAATGTAGTGGCATTGTATTGCTTAATGATCTCAGCAACCTTGTCAATTATCCTGGTCCATTCATCATGCCTCCATCTGTGAGCTGCAACCATCTGGCCATCTTGATTGATGATAGTTAGAACAGTGTAGTCATCAGCTCGGCCAATGTCAAGGCCACCATACATCTTTGCAGTCTTTGATCCTATTGCAATGCACTGACTGACATTCCTAAATATGCCAGATGCATTGTCTATAAACTCAGCCAAGTATTCCTGTCTGAACACATAGTCAGGAAGGGATCGCTTTCTCTCATCCAATTCTCTTGGATCAATCATGGGATTGTCATAGGACGTGAAATGAAAGTAAGCATAACGGTCATCATAGTTTGGTTGCATACATAACCTATGGAAATGATTCTTACCTTTTGGTGTTGAGATGAATATAATCTTTTTGCCTTTGACCAGCACAGTTGCACTCAGTACCTCATCCCATAACTCTGGTCTTGTGAAAGCCATCTCATCCACAACCATGTAATCAAAGGTATTACCTCGGATGTTGTCTGGTCTCTCACCTGAAAAGAATTCAATGGATGAGCCAAATCCAGTGATCATCAGATCAGATCGGTTGAAAGAGAATAGTCCACTTGCGGATGTTGCTCTCTCCATCTCTGAGAATACTTTCTTTCCTTGCTTATAAACTGGAGTTACCCAAGCAATCTTGCAACCTTTGTCATTGATTGCCCACCAAAGTAGCTGATTGATTCCAAGCATGGTCTTACCAAACTGCCTCCCAATGTTCAGAGCGTAGTATTTTTCATGGCCATGGTTGATGGCATCATGAATCTCTCGCTGATTGTCATGTGGCTTGTAACCTTTGACTGTTGACATTAAGCAAAGTTAAGAAAAAACCCGTTAAGTTTAATTGCTCAGGGACTTAACGGAATCCTAAAATGACTTGGTAACTGTTCTAATGGTAAGTAGCCAAGTACTATTATTCAAAATCAAACTTCTCTACATTCTTAGTCTCAAGCTGTTGTCTATCATGCATACCAAGTCTGTTCTTAGCATAGAAAATTCCTTTACCCTCATTGCCAACAATGTCAATGGCTAAGCCTTTGAATAGGTCATCTATTTTTTTGATAGTGTCAGATTTGAGTTTGTCATCTGAATTCAACCATGTGTAATAAGTCTCTCTTGAAATAGCCTTATCCTTTCTCACAATAGGAATCCAAATCCTAAGAAAATAATCTATTGTTGGAATATGTCTATCTAATACCATTACAATATCTCCTTTATTAGATATCATTTCTTTCTTATGGTTAAGACACTCCTCAATATAAATATGAGCAAGCTCTTCCAGATGTTTTATGAATTCATCGGAATATGCCATTGTTCTTAATATATATTATTGTTCGATATTATATCCATGCAATGTTTAAACCCTTTAATGTATGGATGCTCTTCATCATTATTGAATATCACTCTGAGTCTATCATATTGAAATATAAGCTCAGCATTGATATCAACATCACTTTGTTCAATTGGTTTAATTGGTTCGCATCCCATTATTTGCAGTATTTAACATAGAAAGTATATGGTACAACTTTCAGCTTTGCAAGTATCCAGATAAGATGCTTGTATTTTTTAAAGTCATATCTATCAAACTCTGATCTTTCTCTCTTTCTGATGTTCACCAGTCTGAGCATCCTTTCTGCACTTGCTCCAAGCTTTGAGAAATCAAACTCAGATTTGATTGAGAATTGCTCTTTGGCTTGCTCCTTTGTTAGCTTTCCACTTCTCACTTGAGCAGCAAGGTAAACAATACGTTTATCAATTCCAAACTTCTCTGGAAGGAGGAAGGATCCAACAAACTCAGTGTAAACATTCTCGCAATGCTTACCTCCGTAATCTTGCCAGTTGATGAGTCTCTTCATTTCAACCTCCATTGAGTCTCTATCAAATCCATAGTGAAATGGTCTCACATTCTTGATTCCCATTGCCGCATAGAATAGTTGATCTTTGAAAGTGAATAGAGGATAGTTCTGGAGTCTGAGTCCAGAATATTTATTGTAAACTGATTGAATGTACTTGGCATCCATATAAGTCCATCCTTTTGGAGTTGATCCTTCAGTTCTAAAATCATGACCATTGAGAATGTATTTGATGCCATACTTGAATGCAGTATCATACATGAGCTTGGTCATTGCAATATCATTTGGAATATCAGCATCTGGGACACCAGCCCATAAGAATGCATCATTGAGTCTGTCATATTCCTCCTTGTTCACTGTGTATGTAATTGAATCAACACCAAGCAGCTTGACTAACTGAGTCATGTTGTGAACAGCTTCAGGGGCATTCCAATGATTATCGAAATGGATAACCAATGGTCTTAGATTCCAATATTTGACAGCAGTGTACAGAAGAGTTGAAGAGTCAATCCCTCCACTGATCCCCATGATGCAGTCATATTTTTTATCAGCTCCTTTGATTCTTATCTCTTTGATGATATATTTTAGCTCCAAAGGATTGGCTTGCCTTTCAAGTTCATCATGTAGATCACAGTATTCGCATTGATGCTCTCCAATATGAGCTATGCTTTCATCAAATAAACAGCGTGGACATTCTTTCATAATTCACAAAGTTATGGTATATTTTGCTAATATAGTAATTATCAATATCTCTTGTATTAAATTCTCTAATAATTGATTGACAGATGTCATCCACTGATTTCCAATGAATAGAGCCAGGGAGATCACCATTGTAAATTGACCGCCTTCCCATCAGTCCCATTTCGATATTGGTATTTGGACATCCATCATGAGGAGCCAATCTGAGATTCAAAAAGCATTGAGAGTAAACATCCACCAATTCCTCTTGTGTGAATGTATCGTGACCAGCTCTGATGATAGGGATGTTGATACGTTCTTTGATTTCATTGATTATATCTTGACCATAGTATTCAGGAGCATTTCCAGAATACCAGAATATCTTGTCACCATTAGGCGCCAATGGCCAGTGATGTGGCATCACTGCATTGATAGGACACCATATTGACTCAATGCCTTTGGATTGAAGAGTATCAAGCACTTGTAAGCTCACAGCAATGTTGACTGAGTCCTTCATAAATCTTGCCCATTCATCTGGAAGATCTTTCGCATCAGATCCAAACCAGACAATTGTACTTGCTCCAATATGAGTTGTAAGCATTATCAGATCCTCCTCTCTATACATTCCCATGAATACAGTGTCAACTATTGGCGAATGGTATGGTGTTAAGTTGAACTTCTCAATGAGCCCTTTGTCAAGTCCAGCAAGTGATTCTGATATATGTGCTTGCATTATAATAATTGTTTTAATTCACCAAACTCTTTCTCCAGGATTGAGACATGACATTTCTCTGACTTGAGAGCTCCTGTCCAGTGATCAGTGAACTTGTGCTTGTTTATCCATTTGTTTGTTGAGATTGATAGTAGTTGCACTGAGTTGTCACATTCAAGGATTCCAATCTCTTGATTTGTTTTCAGAGCCTTTAGCCACATTGACCAATCAAGGCCTGAATTAAGTCTTTGGTCAAATGGTGTCCAATTAATTTTTTCAAGGAATTCTTTATTTAGAAATCTTCCAATTCCAATTGGCTCATTCATTCTAACTGAATCCTTGTATCCTTTCCAATGCACCAGTCTAATTTCATCAGAGACATCAGCAAAGTGACAGCCAAGTTGACCAATCATTCCAAAGTCCTTGCTGTGCTCTTTACATCTTGCAAGATAACCATCACTGCACCAGTCAGATGATCCCATGAAGATAACAGCATCTGCATTGTAATTCTTTGATGCTTGGAATCCTTTATTCCATTTGTTGCCAAGGGGATCATTGTCAATGGATATGAATTCACAGTCTAATTCTTTAGCTATCTCATTGGCTTGGCTCTCATGCCCTAAAACAATCGGAGTGACTCCTTGTCTCTTAAGTCTTGAGATAGTTAATCTGAGCAGAGGAAATCTACCAAATGCTGGTATTGGTGCAGTTATTATCATTGTTTAATTCCTATGAAGTGAATACGTGGCTTCAGTTGATCTCCATCATTGATTGATTTGAGCAATTTACTCATGCCATTTCTTATACAAGTTGAGCAAGCAAGATTGAGTTTACCAAATCCCATTGATATATGCCATTGATTAAGTTCTTTTTTCATCTCTGAATTAAGAGAAAATGATTTTGTCTTGCTGTATCTCTCAGCTTGCTGCATTAGTTGATCACTTACTTTCATATATCAAGATTAAGTCAGATAATAGATAGGTTGTAAATGCAAGAGGCATTAATTCCCAGTCAATAATTGAGGATGTAATTACGCTAATCCAAAATGACAGACAGCTCTGACATGAGAATGGCTTGTAATCTGGTAGATTAAAACTCTGGAGAGCTCTCGCAAATCCGATTGGTAGCGTTATTATAATCAGATAAATCATATTTAAATTGTTTAATTGCCAAATGAATTGTGTCAAGACTAATCCCAGTCAATGTCCTTATCTCTCTGTATGTCATCCCCATCAGATGCATCTTTGTGATTTCTTTTGTAAACATTTTTTGATCATCCTCAGGGCTTTGATGAAGATAGTCATCCAAGAGCTCTTGAGCCTTTGTGACTTTGTAAGTATCATCATCTGATTGTTTTGAGTCCATATCTGGGAGTTGGTCATGTGTCTTGAATAATTTATTAAATGTAGAATCTCGCCAGTTGTACTGGTTGTAGGCATATCTTGCGAATACTTTTGGAAGGTCTTCTGATCTAATGTCAAGCTCATGCACCAATAAATAGACATGGCTGACCAAGTCTGAAGATATTGGATTCCCTCCAGTGATTTTACTGGCAATGATATAGGCTTCTTTTTTCCAAAATTCCACATTGCTAATTTATTGAATTTTACAATACCATTTAAACCACTTGATATAGAAATCCTCAGAGACTTTCAAATCATTCATAAATCTCCACAGCTGAGTTGTGTTGACTCCAATATCCTCAGCAACATGGATCTGCTTGTATCTGTTGCTGATTCGTGACTTGGTTTCTTTAATCATCCAAGACTTGATGTTGTCATCTGTATCCTTGAGATAGATTGTAATAGTTTTCATTTTCTAAATTTTATTGACACAAGCCATAAACAAGTGATTGTTATAAATGAGAATAACCCAATTACACCAAAGAAATGATAAATCCCATAATAGAATAATCCCATTCCAGTAAACATAACGAATAGAATTAATGTCCAAATTATAAACCTTTTCATGTTAAAATATTGATGATTCAACTTTATAAGCATTCAGACTGTTGTAATACTTACCATTGTATTCTCTGCCTCTGATGTCAAATGACACCTCAAGCTCTTCACCAAGTGAATACTTATCCATCTCAGCAATGCGATCATTAAGAATTTGGAGTTGTATTTTCTGATGATACTTCTCATATTGTGTTTCAATTACGAAATCCATTACTCTGAACTTTTCAGAGATTTGTCTTGGCTCTGATTTTAGGATGAGCTTTCCTTTTAGTTTATGTTCCATTTTAATTAATTTACGGTGTTATTATCTCCATTCCATTCTCGAATAAATCTCTCTACCTTTTGGAATCTAATTGCAATAAGTTTTTCTAATTTTTCCATCCTTATATTCAAGTCATACAATTGACTTTGATTGATGGTTGAAATTGTATGCTCAGCACTTATGCCTAAGATATTATTGATTGGATGTGGTTTCTCAAAAGTTATTTTTTGTTGAATGACTTCAGGTTGTTTTTTTGTTTTGTCTTTATAGTCATAAGAGATATATTTATTGTAAGCAAGCTCAAGATATTTCAATAATGTTGGTCTGCTTGAATTATGTGGACAAAACATTTTATCTCCTACTTTAAAAACAGATGCCAATTCTTGATATCTCCAAAGATTATGTTTTCTCCCTATTTTTTGAATGTTGTTTTTTGGTCTTATTCCTGTATCTTCATCAGAGCTTTCCAATATAAAACATTCAAAATCTAATCTTCTCATGTGATTAAGATGACACCATTTAGGGTGTTTAGTTTTACTTCTCATTACTTATTATTTAACTGATTAATATACTGACTGTAATACTCATTAGCTGCTGTGAGCTTCTCTTTCATTTCATCAATGTAATCTAAATTGACTGAGTATTTCAAGACTGTGATTCTCTTGGCTGGATCAATATGACTGACCTTATGAATGAATCTGTTGTCCCAATCATTTAGCAAGCTGTCATCTGTGTCAATCATGCAATAGATTAACTCAGCGTATTGCTTATTTAACAGCCAACAATATGCTCTCAATTGCCATTCGTAATCTTTATTCACTCCTTCATCTGGTGTTGCTGGCCAAGTCTCAAGTGACCAAGGTGTCTTGATGTCAATGATGCAATCATCCAAAATGATATCTGGCTCTCCAGTTAGGAATTCATTCTCAAATCTTTGCTTATTCTTAACATAGAATGTGCCTCTGACTTGATTAACAAGAGCAATTGACTCCTCCTCCCAATCCTTGCCTTTGAGCATTGGCTTGGTTGTGATGGATGTTGTGAATCCAAAGAACTGCTCCTTTGCTATTTTTCTAACCTCAGACTTTGCTGTCTCAGATAATGTCTCTGACTTTGCCTTTGGCTGAGTCATGAGCTTTCCTAATGCTGATGGATGCCATTTCATAACGCTGCCTCCTGTTCTTTCGTTAGTGAATAGCTTGATCTAAGTTGCTCAATAGTATACTTTCCATTGGCAATAGCATCCTTTGCTTTCTTGAATTGCTCCTCTGATAGTGATGGATTGGCTGCCTTGACACTTGTTGTGACTGTATTGCCATCATCATCCACAGCCTGCAATGATAATAGAGCTTGCAATGTTGCTCTTCGGTAGTAAGTTGTTGCACTAATCATCTTTTGTGGATCAGTAATTGATGGCAATGGCAACCAAGACTCAACAAATTGTCCTGAATCAATATCAATAATCTGAGTTGTCAGAATATTATCCTTGATTGGTTGCAACAACAAGAGTCCATTCTCATGAAGAATTGGCTCAACTGTCTCAAGCAATGCGTTGATATCAGCATAGGATCTTTTGAAATGTGGATTTGTGGCATTCTTAACCACTTTACCAATAGACATCTTTGCTCTGTGGAGCTTCATGTACAAACTGACATGACTTAAATTTTCATTTTGCATAACTATTTATTTAAATTTTTACAAATGTAAGGAAAAACTTTCATACCACAATACAAAATCATCGAAATTTTTTGCAATATAATAAGTTCCTCCAGCTTTCTCAATCATTTCTTGGTATTGTTTCTGAGCATCTGACTGCCTATCCTTGCCATATTTCACCTCAATCTTAACTGACCTCCCTCTGATAGTTGCTGAGATATCAGCTGTTCCTTTGGTGCCTTGTCCTGGAGTCCATTTTCCTTTGAGCTCCTTGGTATATGCAATCTCACCAGTGCCAACTTGAATCTTTTTACCAGCTCTGTATTGTCCCTGGCTGCTAATCCTCTCAGCTTGACCTCCCATTGCATTGATCCAGAATATTATGCACTTTGTAAGACCATTTGCTGAGGTATCCTTCCAATCAGTCAGAGGAATGAATCTTGGATCCATGGATGGATACTTGCCTTTCAATGATTCAAGCTCCAGAGCTTTGAGTTTATCCTTATTTGCTTTATTCATAACCATTAAATTTATTAAACTCTTCCCTTGTGACTCTCTTTACATCAAACTGATTGATATTATCTGTGCAATTGACTACAAAGGAATGACCTTGCTCTTTCAATTTATCAGCAATATCAAATACAATTGACTTACTAATATCCTCTCCACAGTGAATGATAAAATACTTTTGTTCCATTATATTTGATTATTATTTACAAACCATTTAGAAACCTCGTTTATTGATTCAAAGTTAATTACCTCAAATTTATTTAATTCAAAGTTGAAGTTTACTAAACTCAATGTCTTTATTGCTTTTTCAAAGTTGCATATCTTACAAACCTTAACCACTCCCAAATCTGATTTTAACTGATATTTTCTGTTTGACTTATTGAACTCAGATAAAGGCAGGTTTCTTTTACAATTAAAACATTCTTTCATTTTATTCTGATTTAAAGGTTTTGTTGTAGTATTGTTCTGATGAGTGATAATCTGCTGTGGTTAATGAATTAATCCAAGCATTTTTTATCTGCTCCTTTTCCATTGCTTTTGCTTGTTCAAGTATCTCAATTGATACATAACCCATTTCAGCAACTACTTCTGCTAACCACTCTACTGCTGTCTGTTTCATATTATTTATTTTTAAAAGTTATATATCTACCTTTATTATTTCTGCCTTTCTCCATAGTCCAACCTTTGTACTTGCCATACTCTGCAATCCATTTAGAGAATTTCTGAGGATTCATTTCTTTGTATCCATTGTATTCATTCTGAAATTGGTTAAGTAATTCTGTATTGAAATAATAAACATCAAGCAGCAAAGGATTATCAGATATAAAATCAAAAAAGTCCTTGCTTGTTGCCTGGATGAATCTCTTGGCCTCTGCATTGATGCTGATTGTATTTGTCAATCCATTTCTTAAAAACATTTGCAAGTTCTTAATCATATAATTGTCAAATCTTGACCAGTCATCTGTTGACCATTGGTCAAATAACAATCTGCCATATTCCTTTAAAGGTGAATTTGTGGCATTAAAATACTGAAAGAATTCAATCTCATGCCTTCTCCTATCATGTGATCCACCAGCTCCAGATATAACATAATTGGTTGTGATAACAATCTTTGGTGATCTGTTGAATGGAATGAATATCTCATCCTTGTTTTTTCTGTTTACTGTGATTCCTTCAGAAACAATCATAAATAATTGCTCAAAATCAAAGTTCTTTTTGACATCATCAAATGCAAGGATCTGAGTATCAAGATTCACTCGTTGATAAACAAAGTCAGATTTGCTTGGATTGAATGACTTACCATCAATCTTAACTGTCTTTCTGAGATATCCAAGAGCTGTCAACATCAATGACTTACCACTGCCCCCATTTGGATTATCATCAATCTCCTGGTCATTAAAAATAATTGCTTTCTGATTAGTCTTATCCTTGTATGAATGGATTAAGTATCCAAGAGTTGACTCAAGACTTGCAATTCTTTTATGATCTCCATTGCTCACCTTGTGGACAAGATCTCTAAAATCATTATGAAAATCAACAACTAAATTAAATTCTCTGTCAATTATCTGATTCTCCCAGATATAACCATCCACATCAATATAGCTCAATAATTCAGTTGAATCCTTGGTTACTTTAATAACACCATTCTTAAAAGGAATATAACTTTCTGTCTCAGTATCTTGCAACATTTTAAGATAGATTGAATCAATCATGTTTAGATGATTCTCTGAAAATAGATAAGTTGACTTTGAGCAAAAATTCCAGACATTGATATGGCCTTTCTCAATCAGATAAGTCAAAACAAAATCTTTTATCTGATCAACTGATGAAAGCTTGACCTTATTCTCAATGACTCTGACAAATGTAGGTTTCTCAGCATTCTCTGGATAAAACTTATTGAATCCATTCTTAACCAAGAATTGAGCATATTTCAATGGCTCTATGATAACGACTTCACTATCTTTTTTTTTGACTATTGTCCAGAATACATCATCAGAATTGGTTGCATTATCCTTGATATCATTCAGAATATCATCTGAGATATTGTGTTGCTTTTTAATCTCATCCTCATTGACTCCATTCTTAAGCTTTAGCTTGACTCTTTCAATGGTTGATCTATCCTCAAAATACTTTGAACTGAATTGACTCTTTCGATATGCTGATTTGATTGCACTCAACATCTCATTATGAGTAAAGTCTTGACTTGTTGGATATTTTGAAGATAGATGGTGTTCAGCTACATCTTGAGATATGCCATAATCACAAAAGCAACAAGCTACATCAAAGATAAATTGATTACGACTACCATCTATAAAAGAATGCTTGAATTCAAATTTTTCAATGAGCTCTATTTTCTTAGCCTCATCATTGAGAATACAAACTGGAGCTCTTTCAATATACTGAAATCCTTTATCCTCTGTAATTCCTTCAAATACTTGACAGAATTCATTGTAATATATTCCAGGATCATAGCTTTCAAAACAAACTCTTGACACATCTTGATTTTTGGTATCAAAATAATCTGACTTAAAATAATCAGCATAAGCTAAGAATCTTCTCTTATGTTCTGATGCATTTGATTTTGGTATTCTGATCACAGCCTTGAGTCCTTTTCCTCCAGGTGATGTGAATACAATCATCACATAAGGATCTAAAATCAATCTTTGTCTCTCAGCTTCCATGATGTCATCAGATGGATATCCATCAAAATCAAGAACACAAAGTCCTGAATGTTCAATCAATCCATTGGCAGTCCTTTCTGAGAATGTACCATTGAACATAATTGCATATAGTTCCTTTTTAGCTTGGTCATATTCCTTTTGACCTTTGCTCATTGTCCTAATAATCTCAATCTTTTTTTTGAGATCAGGTGTACCATTTTGAATCCTTGCAACCACTTCAGGAATGGTCAGAGAATAGGCAGTCTCTTTGGTGTTAAATAATGATTTGAATACTGATATTTTCATACAACTGTTTTATGACACTGATTAAAAATAGGGGGAAAGGTACAGTGTCAAACCTTTTACTGGGCAGCTAACCGCAAACCCCTCTGCAAATATAAACATTTTTTTAATTATCAAAATCCATGACAATGTTTATCTATCATGACAAGTTTTTTAATGGCTTGTCATGGCTATAAATCAAGCTGGTATTGAGTTTCAACAAAATCATGACAAGATGACGAGCATTTTTTCTACCCCCCCCAGAAAAAAATAAAAAAATATAGGAACGCACAATAAGAGACTTGTCGTGTTGTCATACCAACCATCTGTAATTCTCTCCTTAATCATCCTCAATTGAGTTGTGTTATGACAGTTCATAACATCATCAAAGATTGAATCCTTTTGCACCTTAACAGATGGCTTAAATATTTCATCAAATTGCTTGATATAGTTCATGTAGATTTTATCCTTGCCATAATAAGCATCATGAACTTTAAGAGCATTGATGATGGTTGCATGGTTTCTGTTGAATAATCTGCCAATCTTAGCAAGATGCCATCCTTCCTCTCTGAGTAAAGAATAAAAATAAGCTCTGTGGTACACCTTATCTCTATCTCTTGATTTCGATGTAAGGTCATATTCTTGGATTATTTGTTTAATTCTCTCTTCCACTGTACAATTGTCTGGACTCATCTTGAACTCCTTTAAATAATTCACTATTAGTTTTAATCATTCCAGTTGCTTTCATAAAGTCAACCTCTACTTTTGCACTGCTTATTATGACATTGCCTATCTGAGCAACAGCCTCAGCCTTGTCCAGTTCTTTTTGTAGCTCCTCAGCTGTGAGCTCATCATTGTCTAATCTCTCTAATGCTGCAAAGAGATGATCTCTAAGATCATTGATTTTGTTTCTTGCCATTGATTTTCTTTTTTAGTTTTGAGTTTAATTTAATTATTTGTTGTACTTCTTCTGGATATCTTCTAATTGTGTTTCTATCTATATTTTCGGTTAATGTTATCAATTCAAGATTATTTAATTCACAATTCATCCTGTTCTTATCTCTGAACACCACAATAGATCCTTTTGGAATTTCACCATTTACATCCATCCAAATTTTTTGATGATATAAAATCCAGTTACCATCTGAAATTTTGTAATATAAATATCCATCTGATCTCAGCAATACAGTTCCATCAGGCTTCCAGTTGTGAGGTCTATGCCCAGGCTCCCACATTGTGCCTTTGACTTTTTGATAAACATCATCAGACATTTTCTTGCCTTTGTTGTGAGGTGTATGCCCTTTGGTGAATCTGCTTTTTTTACCTGCCTCAATTAGATTGTGCCTTCCAGAATGTTCTGACATTTTGAATTCATCTGACTTTCTTATTCCCATATTGAAAGCTCTGTTGGCAACTTGATAATAAGTCAAGCCAAGTTCATCAGCAAGATTTTGAGTCCTCTCCTTTGGAAATCTCTCTCTTATTATTTCGTTGATATTCATAAAACGCATCAATTGTTGTTGGTAAATCATTCTCAATAGCCATTCTGCTATACTCCCAAGCCTCTTCAATCCATGACTTTGGTTTCTCTTCAGTCTCTTTCATAGCTCCTCGACTTTATATCCATTATCAATAAACCATTGTGGAGTATCTGGAAGATCATCAGGATACTTATCATCTTGTAGGCGTCCATTCTCATCAAGGTAGCAATTCCACCAGAAGCCTCCTTCAGGCTCAACTGAATCCTCTAACCAAACTCTATATCTTCTTTCTTTCATATCTTCTCAACTTTAATTATTAACTCTGGCCACATATCCATCCTCCTGATTGCATCCTCTGGACTGTTGGCTTGAACTGTTCTCTCTTGGATTATCCATTTGACATCCTTGACTTTGTAAGTTACTCTGAAATTCTTCATCTCTTTTTGCTTTTAAATAGTTATTATATAATTCAATGTTGAATCTGCCTGACCTCTGCCACCAGTATTCGTAGTGTGCTGTGCTCATTGGAATTTCTTTTTATAGTTTTGCAATCTTCCAATGGCTCTTGCATAGGTATCAATCTTGTCCTCATACTTATCAGCAAGCTCAAAGAGATAGCCTCTTCTAAGCTCAGGAATAAGTCTCTGATTCAACTTCATTTTATATTGAAATGAGTAAATCATGTCATCAATTTTTTCAATTTTACTTTCCATTGCTGATGATTTTAAGGGTTGCCACTACTGAATAAAGTAGTAATAAATAAACGAATGTTGCCATAATTATTGTTTTTAAATGTTCATCAAATTTAATAACTATTTTCACTTATAAAATAATTTTAACAAATTTTAACACAATAGAGACAAGAAAAGCCACTCAAATTTGAATGGCTCCTCCTGATTAACTTAAAATCTATAATTATGCGTTGTAAAGATACTTATTTTTTGAATCTCTTTACTAAAAATTTGGCTATTTTTCCAACGATCCCAGATTGTTCATTGACATCAACCTTAACCTCTCCTTTATCAATTGATACATCAACTTTATCAGAATCAATTTTTAGACTTTTACCCTCATCATCTTTATGAAAGTCAACATCAACCTTTGGTGTATCAACTTTAATGTCTGTAACGCCATCTTTTCGCGTTATTTTAACATCCACATTCTTTGTGTCAATGTTAATGTTCAAATTCTTTTTTGGTCTCCCTGGCTTTTTCATACTTCATTATTTGTTATTATTCCTTTTGGCTCAAGTTTAATGACTCTCACATTGGATGGTTGTGCAATCTTCCATGCTGTCCTCCTTGCTTGACTCAGTCTTGATTTTAATATCCTTGCAACATTCACTGAATTGTTCTGGTTGCCACCTAATACATGGTAGTGAGTATCATCCTCACCAATATAGATCCCAACATGACCGCCTCTGTTTCTTTTGAATGTCAATACATCTCCAAGCATTGGTCTTTCGGCTTGTGTTCCATATTTATTCCAGTTCAATGCCCAAAGAGGATTCTTAACAACTTGTAATCCTTGAGCATGGCAACAATAAGCAATGAATAAACCACACCATGGAATCTCATCATTGATGTATGTTCTTTCAAGTCCAATTGCTTTTGCCCAGGATAGAATGGTTGGATTGTGTTTTGATCCAATAATCTCCTGAACACCGATGTGCTTAATAGCTTCAACCAATATCTTAGGAGCTTTCTCTTTATTTAACCAAGTGTAAGTCATTCGAGTCTTTCTGAATGTAAATGTACTTAATTTTCCTTTTGATTGATAATAAGCTATCTACATCATGTTTAAGAGCTTCAACTTTAAGCTCATTCTCATGCTCAAGATCATGGAGATATTTCTCAGCCTCAATGACAACTGAATCTTTTTCAGGTGTTTTATATTCATGCACTGGCATTGGTGTGAATATGGCAAACAAAGAGCTAACTATTGTAGCCACTAAAAGAATTTTATTCTCCATTTAACTTATCATTTAGTTGTTTTTGAAAGAGTATATCTTGCATAAGCTTTTTATCAGCCTTTCTCTCATTATCACAGTCATCAATTTTCTTTTGCTGAATTTTGATTTCATTGTCTTTGGATGTTATGACATATCTTCCTATCACAATAAGCACTGTTAAAAGTACAAAAAAGATATAGGTAAATGGGCTCTTTAAAAATGTTTTGAAATCAAGCTTAAATATATTCTCCATATATATTATGCTTAGTCGTTTTGAAAATCATAATTGTCAAAAGGAATATCACACCAGGCATTCTCATCATATATTGATGCGTTAACTGATATTGTCCATCCAGCTGTCATATCTTGACCACGATTAATGAAAGGCTGAGTTGTTATATCTCCATTAATATCCATAAACTCCTCAAATCTCCATTGCTTGAATGTTATTCTGATGTCATTACAGATGCTCAAGCAATCGGAATGAATCTCATTCACTTGTCTATATTCTTGAAGATTATATTTGTCGCAAATAGTGATTATCATATTTACATTGACAGCTTGATCAGTCATAGATCCAGGCTGTAATGTAACAACCATCAAAGGATATTGAGCAGCATCTCTTGAGATAGCATCAAGGAAATCACCTTGAAAGAATTCGTTTATCTGCCTGTGCTCTGTTGCTATTGTTTCCAGCTCTTTCATTAGCTGGTTTAATGTCCTTTCCATGGTTATTGAGATATGCTTTTAATTTATCAATCTGTTTCTTTGAGAATTTCATTGCATCCAATTTATTGGCCTATATCCAGTCTTATCTTTTTTAACATATTCATTGCAATGATCAGAGCACATATCACAATACTCAGGATATTTTGTGGCTTGATCATCCATAAGGAATCCAACCAATCTCTGCTTATAAAAATAAGCATCCTTTCTAAGTTGATCTCTAAGCTCATTAACCTCAGCCAAGCTATCTGCCTGAATGTTTTCATCCTGTACTCTTCCAGCTGTTTTATTGGTTAGCTTTTCAGTTAAGAACAAAGCTGCTCTGTAATCAACAAATGCAACCAAACATGGCACAACATAATCATTCATCAACGTGAGATAATCAGGTGTCCAAGTGTTGGTTTCAACTCTTGTAAGCAAAGCCTTATATAAGGGAGTTCCAAGAGCTGGTTGAATATGCATATCTTGACTTCTCTTAATAGCAACTGCTAAGAGTTTTGTGTCTGTATTGCTGTGGATGAGTCCTAATTTTTTAAGATTTTCCACTGAAAGTAGGTAGTTCATAGCTTATCTTTTTACAACTAATTGCTGAATCCATTCATGTCTGCACCATGGTGTTGATGCTTGAGTATCTGGATTGGTGTACCATCCACCTCTGTATCTCCAGACATCTCTGTCAACTCGACCAGAGATAGTGTTAATCTCTTCTTTTGTATATAATCTATTGAGGCCAAGTAATCTTTCGCAGAATTGTCTTGATCCACTCTTTGCTGGAGGGACATCAAGTCTTGTTCTGTATCCATATCTGACCTCAAATCTTTCAATCGGAATATCAACCTCTCTGACAAGTGACTTTCCCAAGTCAGTTACCTCACCTTTTGTGATGACTTCCCATTTCATAAGCTTAGCCATTGACTTGGCAATCTCTTCAATGTTGCTATTTAAAGCCTTTGCAATAGCATTTGAATCCTCACCATCACCAATCATCTTAAGCACGTTCTTATCAAAGTCATTTAGCTCTGCTGATATCTCTCCAATGGTTGCAAATAACTGATCTTGCTTTGAGAATACTTCAGCTGATGGAGTATCCCAAGCAATTGGAAAGGTTGCAATCACATCATAATGATTAGCCGATTCACCATACTGAGCAAAGTAGCCAATCTCATCATCTGAGAATGTATGCACATGCTTGCAAGATGACATCTGTTGTGGAGCTGAATCCAACCCAACAATTTTGCGAGCTTGTGTCTCATCAATGGTTGGAAATGAGGCCAATAATACTTGAAACGCTTGTTCTGGAGTCAATATTCCCTCTTTAATCTTAGCAACCACATCAATAAGTGATGCTATTTGAGCACCATTCAATGCACTCTTAGCAACATCAACCTGAGTTTCTGCTATTGGCTCTCCATTTGGTGATTGTACTGGTGCAACTTCAGTCACTCCAATTGGTTTAACATCTTTGAGTTTAACTGTACCAACATCTCCAGACAATTCAATCATGTAGTTGAGCATCCACTCAAGTCTCTTTTGTCTTGTGTCAACATAAGTTTTCTTGAATATCTCAAATAATTCAGCTGATTCTGCTGCATTGAATGATCCCTCTGGAGCAACTCCAAATAAAGATGGAGATACAACTGCATGAGCCACAAGGATATTCTGTTGCACACTTGACTCAAGAGATTCATATCTTTTATCTAAGTCATTACCAGTTAAACTCTCAACTCTTGGAGCTTGATCTGCTGATGGTGCAAATGTGATGATTATATCACCACTATTCTCAATGTTTGATGCTGGTCCTTTTATTTGATTCTTGAATGACTCTGCCTCCTCTTGAGTTTCTGGGAATCCATCCATGAATGTGATCATAGTTCCTGACTTGAAGCCGTTCTGCAATTCATAGCAATGGAATTTAGCAATGTCAACATCAGTCTGAATAGCTGTGATACCTCCATTATAAGGAGGCTTTGGATAGACTCCTTGTTCTTTGCGACCTTTCTTAGCTGGATCTTTGTAATAGATAACAAATGATCCAACTTTATTATTCTCATCAAGAGCTGGGATTGTTCTTAGATTTGTTTTTTCAGCAGATTGTTGTTGCACAGTCCAGTCATCTGATAGATAGTACATTCTTTCATCAGCTGATATTCTTATCATATCAATTGCAAGATATTCCCATCTTACAACTCTTGTCCCTTCCTTATTCCATGTACCTTTTACAGCAAATGCACCAAATAATTCATAATCAAATGCCAATTGCTCAACAATCTCATCCATTGTAAAGTCAGAATAAGGATTCTCAAGGAATCTTTGTAGGTTGCCAGTGACAACTTCAATCCCTCCACCAGCAATATAGTGAGTTTTATTCTTGATTATTCCTTGATGCCAAGCTGATCCATTAAAAAGATCCACTAAAAAAAATGGATAGTCATTCTTTTTTCCCCATTTGATAAAGCCAAGCATTCTATCTTGCTCCTCAACTGGTAGGATAAAGTCCTTTCTAAATGACATTGATTCGAACTTATTCATATATATTGAATGTTATGTTTTCATTGTACTCATTGGAAGGAGAATCTTGCACATATACATGAGCTCTCCCTTCCTCAACTAATCCATCTGATAATTCAGGATCAAGATTGGTTGATGATGTTTGCTGATAAATACGATAGGTATAATACCCATCATAATCAAAGTTAACATCTACACCATCCTCAAGCAAGAATTCATCATATCTTGATATGCCTGTACTGATATTAGTCAGGATGCAATAGTATTTCAAGAATGATTGCTCATGCTCAAATTCAAATAGATAATAAACTGGGCTAACTGTTGTCAGTTCCGTTACTGTTACTATCAGATTTGAAGAGGTTGCTTTCTGTATTCTCAGCATTTTTAATTAATTTAGGTTTTCTTTTTTCAAAGATGTGAAGGAATCCAAGAGATACATAATAATCCTCTTTACCTTTCTCAATGTCAACCCATCTGCTCAATAAAGCTGACCATTGTTTTGATCCAATAAACTTTGATTTTATTTCCATGGCTTCAAATATACAAAAAAAGGAGGGACACTGCCCTCCCTTTATGATAAGAGTTTATTCAATTCTTAGATTGATGGTGATTGTTGTGCTATTAATGAAGCATAAACAGCTGGATCAACATCTGGAACTGGATCATTTTCTAATCCAGCCAAGATGATATCGTGTCCTAATCTGTCAGACTTCAATACTCCAGATCCATAAGCTGAAGCTTCAGCAATCTGAAGTCCTTCGCCAAATCCAAGAGCAACAACAGTCCCATCAGCTTTCTCAACAAGAGCAACCACTTCATTCTGTCCAAGCAAGTGAATCTCAGAACGTAATTCCTTTGTGTCTGATGCTAAGATCATTGTCAAAGTTTGCTCATACCAAAGAGTTCCATTTCCTTTATTCACTCTAATTGGAGCAGTGTAGCTTGATAAGTTAGATTTCAACTTATACAAAAACACCTCACCAGATACAGTCAAAGAGTCAACTTCATTACTTGCTGAAACATTTGAAGCAGTTACATTGCCTAATGGAAATAACAACACTGACTTGATACCACCTTTTCCATTGGTACAAGTTCTGTCATTATATCCGGCAGTCATATTACAAGCCATTGTTATTTCTTTTTAATGTTATACAATAGGGAGGAGTTACCCCCTCCCATTATTATTTATTAGTTAGGTGAAGATGTTCCGTTCCACACTCCGATTTGATTCAAGAATGGCACTTGTACACCAGCTCTAAATTTAGATCGTAGGTAGATCACATCATCATCTTGTGAATACCACAAGTCAAAGTTTTCAAAGTCAGATGACAAGTCAGTTCCAAATACAAACTGAGATGAGCGACCAGTGTAGATGTTATCAAGGCCATTCAAACCATTAACCTTAACGATTCTCATGTTTGTACCTGGTAATACAATCTCATTTAAGTCACCAATTGCAGCTGGATTGTAGTGGAATAAGTTATCATCAACTAAATTCTTAGTCAAGTAGTTGAAGTTTTCACGACCTGTGAAAGCAATGAAATCAGATGCCTCAGCAACATTTGCTGGAGTATTGATGAAACAGTTGTAGAATACATCAAAAGCGTTAGATGCAGAGATGCTTGCAACTGAGTTATCATTCAAGTTAACACAACCATTTGCTGTTGTCAAGAATTGACGGAATCCATTCATGAAAGCCAGGTTACCTGTACCAGTAGCTTTGTTACCTTTCCAGATTAATTTGTCTAATTCAAATGAATGTAACTGCAATAAGTAGTTAATTATTTGTTGCTCAAATGGAAGAGTCTTATCTTCAGCAGATGCTCCTGGACGTAGACCTAATTGAGTCCAAAATCCATCAAGATCTTTCTGACAGAAAGACTTCATATAACCAAGAGTCTCAACTGCAATAGCTCTGTCAGTGAATACTGTATCTCCTGATGGAGTCATTGTACAATCACCAGCTTGATAAACAACTGAGTCATCCATTAATTTCAATTCTTGAGATCCTTTAATCCCTTGTTGAATTGCAACATATTGTAATGTGCGAGCTTCAGTTACTGATCTTACAATTAGATCTTCTCTTGACTCATCCACATAAGGTGCAAGTCCATCGACATCCCAGTCAAACTTGCCTTTAAGATACTTTTTTAGTGACATTTTATTATACTTTAGAATTTTTTAAGAATAGTTGTCTGGCTGTCAAGTTGCCAACTTTGCTGAATTTCTCAGCTTCTTTGGTTTCAATTGATGGTTGTGCCTTGAAAGTCTCGAAATCACTTTTCAAAGTGGTCAACTCATTAACCAAGTTTTTGTTTGTCTCTGCAATAGCTTTGGTCATTTCAGCCAACCCTTCGACAGCTTTGGAGAATGCCTCAAGCTTTGCATTTACTATTGATTCAACTTGCTCAGCACTCATTGACTCAGCTGATGTTTCCTCAACGTCAACTTCACCTTCTCCTTCATTCTCTCTCTCGTCAATGATCTCAGTGATGATACCTTCAGCATCAACTACAATAGATACACCAGCAAGATCACCGCTCAATGCGTGAGTTCCTTCAGGAGCTGGAATTCTTTCGTCATCAGCAACAACAAAAACTGGCATTCCAACTTCAAGAGCATCATACTCAATTGTTGTAACACCATCAGCCAATACAGCTGATTCAAATGTGTCAACTGATTTTGAGAATTGTGCTTTCATTTCAGCAATCAATTCCTTAATAGTTTGCAATTCTTTGTTCATACTTATTATATTTTATTGTTCGAAAATCCCTAATTCTTTTAACTTAGCCTCTGACCATCTCTTTGCTGCAAGTCCACCCCATAATAAATAAGAGATTGTCCCACAAGCTGATTGATCATTCTCATCATAGTATTCCTCAGCTCTTGACAGATAAGAATACATTCTCTTGATGATTGCCACTGATAGAGTTTGTTTATTGGCTAAGGTTGTGGCTCTTAAGCGACCTACTCTTGTGGCACATTTATTACCATACTTTTGATTGAGCTCAATTCCTTTCTTGGCATTGTTGCTCACAGCCTCTGGATAGTCATTGTAAAATCTGATGTATTCTTGAACTTGCTTAAGCTCTTGGTAAATTGTAGCAAATTCATGCTCCCAACCTTTGCCAGTCTCAAGCAATTGAAAAACTCCCTCAATTGAAAATCCTGTAAACATTCCAGACTTAGCTGCATCATATACATCCTTGTTTGTTACTTTGTAGCTGACAATCCAAGAGCCATCATTCTCATCCTTGAATCTTTCTGGAGCTGTGAAACCTTTTGACTCATCAATGATATATGACATGATCATATAGATTCCATCAACCACTCTCTTGCTATCATGCTCAAGATTAACATTATTGAAATTCTCTCTCCTTGCGTAATCAAATACAATATCCTTGATTGCAGATGGTGAAAAATTCACATAATACTCTTCACCAGTCTGAGGATCTCTTCTGAATATGGGAGTGTTCGCAGATATAGCCACTCCAGTGATGACTTGCTCCTCATCATTGAATTGATAAGCAACCTTTTTGGAAAATGTTTCAAATGATTTCTCATGTGCTGGATTAGCCACAAGGCTGTTGAATGATACCGTTGTCTCTGGATCTTCAAGATCTATGACAATATCATATAATGGTAACTCTCTTAGCATATAAATATTATGTAAATTTGTTCGAAATGATTTTTGTTTATCCATACCATTCAAGAGCTGAGTCTGACTTTGAAATCAACCAATCTATTGCAATGATTTTAAATGTTTATCCTAATGCTCAGATATGGACAATTGGCAAAGCTGTGCCTGGAATTAATAACATTCCTTGCAATCAGCATAATAATATCAGAGGCTGTGATGTAACCAATAGAATACTGACCTTTGCTAAGGAGATTGGGGGAGATTTTATCTATATGAACAAAGATTTTTTTATCACTAAGTTTTGGCAACCCCATGTGGCAATAAACATGAAGAGTATTATTGTTAATGACAATCATCCACCTCATACTCAAGCAGCTCAAATAAACACATTGGAATTCTTAAAACATAATAACTTTACTACCTACAATTATGAGACACATACTCCATGTGTAATGAACAGCAAAAAAATAATTGACCTATTTGACAACATTAACTGGCAAGAGGATAATCACTTTGTTAAATCAATCTATTGCAATGTGTATCAAGTCCCATCAAAGGAAGGATTCAATTGCAAAGTATCTGTGCCATCCATAGCCAAGGCTCAAGAATATATTTCAATCCAAGGATGTTTCTCAACTGGTGATAATTTCTGGAATAAAACCTCTGTTGATTGGATTAAAAAACTGAGTTTAATTCTTGTAGCTGAACTTTTTTCTGTGTTTTTGTAATATCAGACTCTAAAACAACCACTTGAGATGTCGTAGCCTGAGCTTGTTGACCTTGAGCAACTTGTGTTAAATCAGTTGTCTGAGCATTTGTATTGGCTGTAAATTCACTTGATCCAGCTCCAGCTGTTGCACCGCCACCAGATGATAATTGCGGAGGTGTTGGAGCTGATCCAGATTGATACTTTTGATTCATGATAGCCAATGCCTGAGTAATTCCAATCAATGAGGCTGATGCAATGGCAGCAATACCAGCTGGTGATGGAGGCGGCCCAAATTGAGCAATACCTTTGACAATTGCTGATGCTGTATCAATTCCAACTTGAGCCAATCTCAAAGCTTTTTCCCTCGCAAATTGTGCTTTCTTTATTTTTTCCTCCTCATTATAAGCCTTCAGTTGTACTTGATACTTTTGTTGTGCAAATCTTTCCTCAATCTGTGTCTTTTGATCAGCAGTCAATCCCTCTTGATTAAGTTGTGCCTGAAGATTCTTATCAAGATTAGCAAGATCCTCATCTCTATTCTCTGCAATCTTATTCAATCTGGCTTGGTCAATCTCATTGACAAGAGCATTTATTTTCTTGAGTTCATCCAATCCTCTCTGAGCTCCTTCAATTGCATCTGTTACTCCCTTAAGAGATTCCTCTCTTGCTTTTATTTCATTGTCTTTGGCTTGATCATCATATTTCTTATCAATCTCAGCTTTCTTTTTTCTGTATTCCTCTTGAGCTTTTAATCCAGCATCATAGAATTCCTCCTCATCAATAGCATCACTCTGAAATGCTTTAAGATTGATTGCCTCTTGTTGTTTGTACCATTCCTCAAGATCAAGCAATTCATTCTCTCTATCTGAATTTGTAAATCTTATAACTTGATCTCGCAATGCTTTTTTCTTAGCCTCTTGCTCAGCAATCTTATCAAGCTCCATTTGATTGTACTTGTTTATGATTGCCATTCTTTCTGTTTGCTCTTGCACTCTTAACTGATATTCGAGCTGAGCATTACCATGAGCCAGTTCATATTTTTTATCATAGCCAATTGAAAGCTCAAATAATTCTTTCTCTTGGCCTTCCTTCATCAAATCAAGACTCAATTGGAATTGGTCATCCTCAGCCTTGATTCTATCTTCATTTGCTTTGCGTTCAATCTCAGCCAATCTCTCAGCCTCTTTCTTAGCTGCCTCTGCTCTTTTATCAGCTCTTGCCTTAGCCTTTGCAGCTCTATCTTTTGCAGCATCATCCTCAGCTTTATCTTGCTCAATTCGTAATACAGTTAAATCCTCTGCATTCTTTCTGTTTGCTTTGTATTGTTCACTTGCATTTTTCTTGGTTTCATTTAGTGATTTCTGTAATTTCTTAGCTCTATCACTATCAGCATCACCAGATGCTTTTAATATCTTTATTTCAGCTTCATATGCTGCAATCTTCTCTCTTTGCATTTGCAGAATTGCACGACCAGATTTCAATGCAGCTTGGAGTTTTTTCTCCTCCATCTCCTCAGTATTTTTTCCAGCTGCTTGTGCTTTGCGAATTTCAAATGATAGGTTATCATCAACAGCTTGTGCTTTTTTCTTTTCAGCTGCAATCTTTTTATTCATCTCTTTCTCAGTGGCATCAGTCTTGGCTCTTGCATTTTTTTTCATCTTTGCAGTTTGCTCATCATCAACCACACCAAAGTATTCAAGAGCTTTTATGACTCCATAAATTACACCAATGAAAGGAAACATCACAGCAATTGCAAGCTTAACTGATGGTCCAAGTTTATTAAACCAGTTATAAGCCTTCATCACTGCTCCACTAACCTTGTCAAAGTTGGCAATCAATAATCCAACAGCAACCACAATTGCTCCAATCCCTGTGGCAATCAATGCAAGCCTAAATAATTTCAATGCTGTGGTTGAGGCTGTTGTCGCAGTTGCAAGTCCAACATTGGCACCAGCTTGAGCTGTGGTTGCAGCTGTGTTTGCTAATGCTGGAGCAATGGATCCAGTTAGAATAAAGTTCTTAGCTTTCTCAAGACCATTTCTTAACTGTAATCCAAGAATTGACTCTTTATTTAAGTTATTAGCAATGATTGAAACTGAATTAACCAATCCTTGTGCTGCTTGCAACTTGACCATTGTCTGAGTCAATGCCTCTGATTCAACACCAGCCAATGCAACCGCTGATTGAATTCCTTGAAATGCAGCTGCTCCAGTCTCAACTCCTTGCAAAGTTGTATCAAGGCCAACAAAATCAGATGATAATGCTGTTGTCTGAGCCTTTAAATCTCCAATTTCATCCTTAAGATTTGCAGCGTTTTTGATTGCTTGCTGACCAATAGGGGTCTCAGCTCCAGCTTGAGCCGCCAAGTTTTGATATTCCTTCATGGTCTTGGTCAACTCCCTCATGGTAAGTCCACCAGACTCAACTCTCGCATTTAACTCTTGGAGTTTTTTATCAAATGTATCAATACCACTATTATCTGATGCTGTCTTTTGTGTTGTCTTGAGATCTTGATTCAAGTCATTGACAGCTGCATCCATAGCTTGGATGTCATTAACACTATTACCAGTATTAACTTTAAGTGAAAATACAACTGATTTTTCTGCCATTAATTTTCAATTGGTGGAAATGGAGGTGAAGGCTTAGGCTCAAACGGACTCAAAGGAATATCTAATAAATAAGCGTATTGAGTTGGAGCAATATCTACTTCATCTGATTCACTTAAAAATAAAAAATATACATCATTAATATCTTGAACAAATCCA